GACGTTTGCTTTAGGGATATTAAGTTAGTAAATAAAGTAGTTAAAAAGTTGGAAGAAGAAGCCATTTTAACCAAACAACCAAATGGAGAGGGGGAGATATGAAAAATATAGATGCACAGATAAAGGAAATATCACATAAATTAAGATCAAAACATAATTGTTTACACCCACAGTTTGAGGATGTTAAGTCTTTTGATGAGGAATTGGCCGAAGAACTCTCTAAACTCATACAAAGGGAAAGGGGGCTCCCCATAATGAATAAGAAAGAACAAGAAGCGGCAAGAGAAAGAATAGTAGCATTGTTTTCCAATTACAAATATACAATTGACGGCGAGATTGTTTATGTAACCGAGGGAAATGTCTGGCAAGTAGCCGATGATTTATTGGATATGTTTCTTACCCCTGTAGAATGTGAATCGGATAAAACACGCTTCGCCGATACCCCAAGCATAGAAGCTAATTATTTGGCGGCAAGGGGCGAAACAATAAAGCAAAGTTCGCCCAAAGTTCCTGAACAGGAAATACCTAAACCTAACGGCACGGTAGATAAAACCTCTACGATTAGTCGCCAACCGCAAGGCGTGGATGTGGAAGATGTAAAGAAAGATTTCCATTGTCAAATATGCAACAGACCGCTTAGTTTTGGAAAACTACAACTAGACGGAATATGTGAGGATTGTATATGAGAAGAAAACCTGTTATTCCCAACATCAAGGTTAAGGACATGGATTTTATAGACGGAGATATAACTCGTGAAATGCGTATAGATAATGGAGCAGAGTTGTCTAGTGGTGGGGGGAACGCTTACAGAATTGCCTTTATGAAGGGGCAGGGTGCTAGTAGCAAAGATGAAAGCTGGAACAAAGAAAAGCACCAGCATGCTTGTTGTGGCAGTAAAGTTTCATGGAGGCACCTGATAAGATGTCCCATGTTAAGAGAGGATTTTATATGAACATAACCAGACACTCGTTCAAAGATGGTAGTAGAAAAGTGTGGATGTGTGATGCCTGTAGGAAGGAAATAAAGCACGCTGTTTGTTTTGAGGACAATGGTAAGGAATATACCTTTTGTAGTAGATGCTATTACGATGTAGCGGAGAATGGGCTACCTAAATATCTCCAACCCACCAAAGATAGCAAAGAAGACCGTAACGCTGTAGTAGATGAGAGGGAAGATATTTTAACAGGATTTAGGAAGTGGTTCAGGGAATGGAAACCAACATTTCCTGGTTCCGAACCCGAAAGCGTACTAATGGCTAAGGGGTATAATCTTTGTTTGCACGAGATGGATTGGAAAATAGAGGAGTTTTTAGCCCTCAAAGAGGGAAAGGAGACAAAGTAATTATTTAATTGAAAGGATATTATGAAAACTATTAAATTAACTAGCAAAGACTTCAAAAACGGTAAATATGTAGGTAAAGAAAACTTCTCTGTCTACGAGGGCGTCGATTGTAATGTTGAGATAGAAGCCAACTTAGGTTGGGTGTCATTTGTTGCGTTGAAAGTAAAGGGATACATACAAGCACTTGCTGGTACGGGTATCGAAGCTAGTGAGGGTATCAAAGCCGGTGAGGGTATCGAAGCTGGTTTGGGTATCAAAGCCGGTTGGGGTATCAAAGCCGGTGAGGGTATCAAAGCTGGTACGGGTATCAAAGCTGGTGGGGGTATCAAAGCTGGTGGGGGTATCGAAGCCGGTGAGGGTATCAAAGCTGGTACGGGTATCAAAGCTGGTACGGGTATCAAAGCCGGTGAGGGTATCAAAGCTGGTTGGGGTATCAAAGCCGGTGAGGGTATCGAATGCAAACTTGCATTATCCTTTAGGTATAGATTATTCGCAGGAACATCAGTTTATAGAGGTACTGACACCGAAGAAAAACAAGTCGAGTGTGGAAGACTAGAGGGTGGCACTGTTTGCTATGGTGATGTTAAGGAGTTAGGAATGCCAGACGAACCCAAAAAGAGGTCACTAAGTGGTAAAACAGTCAAAGTTACTTTAGATGGGGAAGAATATGAAGCAACTATTAAATAAAGCCCTCAAAGTATCCGATAACGGATTACCAAAACATCTTCAACCCACCAAAGATAGCAGGGATAGTGTGATAGAGGAGATGGTCGAAAATAACTATCATTTCTGGAGAGAGTGTCCTTATTGTGGTTACGCAGGAAATAACTACCTTCATTGTATGCACGATGGCGTACAAAGCAAGTGTGTTAAATGTGAAGCGTTGTTACCTCATTTCGATGGCGAGTGTGAGTGCGAGTTTGTTGTAACAGTAGCAGAACTTGAAGCCCTCAAAACCAAACAAAAGGAGACAGAAGAATGAGAAGTATAAAAGAAACAGCAAAACTAATGGCAGTAAGTATAGAAACATTGAGAAGATGGGATAGAAGCGGACATTTTAAGGCATCTGAAAGACGGGGTGTTCGTGGAGATAGGTACTACACAGAGGAACACATAGGAACTTATTTAAGACTTAATAGCAACCGTGCTGTAATGCCCAAACTATCTGTAAATGATGTACCCGATTTTCTATCTCAAACCAAACAACCAAATGGAGAGGGGGAAGACAAATGAAAAATATAGATGAACAGATAGAGGAGATATTGATGAGACACGAACCTTGTATATACGACAGCAACGGAGATAATCTTTTTGTAATGCCTAAAGTAATCGAAGGACTCTCCACCCTCATACAAAAGGAAAGAGAAGAAGCTGTGAGAGAGTTTGTTAAGAAGGTTAAAAGGGAAACTATAAAGAACGGTTGGGAGTGGAAAGCAAGTGGCGGTGACAAGGTATTTAGTTTTATTGAGTGCCTATCACAAACTAAAGGGGGTAAGGAGTGAGAAAATATAATAAATGGTACAAAGAAATATGGTTCTCGATTCAGGAACATTTTATCGTAGCAAGTCTGCCTATTAAGAAGTGGTTGGGTAAGACCGGTATATGGAACTACTGTTGCTATTGCGGAGAACAAATGCAGAGCTACGGATATAACTTTCAATCAAGATGCGAGAACCCAGATTGCAAGAAACAACTCTAACTTGACAAGGTACTATACACGGAGTATATTTAGTATAGTACAAAGTTAATCGAAGGGCAGGTGATAAAAATGGAAAAAGATCTATTAACAGAGATGCAAGGGGATGTTAAGGCTCAAAGAAAGGCTAGAAAAGCCAAGAAAATAGAGCCGGAGATTAGACTTAGAGGGGGAGTTAGTTTATGGACTAAGGTAAAAAGGATGTTTATCCTCTTAGTATTACTAGCCACTGGTGTAGCTTACACTGCCGAAAGGTATGTAGATTGGAGAGCCGGACATGAGTGGCAGTTTCCTGCTAAGTGGATAGGGTTGATTAGAGAAATACAGGATGCAACTGTAAATCAGGTCGCAAGTGCGGAGAGTGTTAAGGTATTAACTGATATTGAGACACTAGGGCAGTACCACCTATCGCCGGTGCTAAAGACAGTATACTTTCTTGAGTCTACATCCGGAGAAAAGGATGGCTGTAAGGATGGGGGGAAGTTTAATGGCTTTGGCTACGCACAAAATAGTAGCATATGGAAATGCTATGACTCCTTTGCTGATGTGGCAGAGAGAGTAAATGAATGGTTCGAGGAGAGATTAAGTGTAAATGGAAACGATCTTATAGAAGCCGTGTGCTTTTATAAGACTGGTCGTGAGGGACAGTTAAGTTGCGGAGACTATTCCGCTAACTTCTTTAGTGTTCTAACTAAGAACTTCTAAGGGAGATTCTCGGTGGCTGGAGTGCTGATTCGTAGACTCCAGTCATCGAGTCAGCAAACAATTGAAAATCAAATAGGCTTTTGACCGAGTGCGGTTTATGGTTGAAACTAGAATAGATCGGGAAATAAAATGTAGGAGCTAGACATCTGCGAACCACCCGACCGTAGGTTCAAATCCTACAGAGCCTATTTAGCATTTAATTAGTTGAAAGGATTATATGGAGAATAATAAAATAGGCAAAAAGTTTTATAGTGGCTTTTTCAAAAAGCAAATAGAAGTTGTTGAGTATGTGGACAATGAAAACTGGTTCTTTTGAGTTATTTTGAGAACAAACCATGCAGATAACAAAACTAGAAAAAGAAGCTAATTACATAGACAACACCTGCAAGATAAAGGTTGAAATATCAATAGATCTACAGGATTTGGCTAGTTATGACTACACCGGACTGGATATGATACCGGATGAGACGCTTCCGGACATCCTAACAGCCGTTGGTAGAATGTATAAGGGTAAGATCAAGCAAGGGAAGATCTTAAAAGAGAAGGTAGGTAGTCTTTTACCTTGATGCGATAGATTAGGCGGTGGCAACCAATGACCTTGAACAGTACAAAACTGCTCTTGCTCTAAGGGCAGGGTGTAATGCTCAAGCAGGTATAATACACCACGTTTAGTGCGTGATCTATCGCATGAGGATATAAAGTTAAAGGATAAAAAGAAATGAACAAACACAATAAGGGTACACGCTACGAACTGGAAGCTAGAAAGTTGTTAGAAGCAGATGGGTGGTTATGTGAGAAGAAGAACTATAATCGGTGGGCAGCTAAAGACTTTTATAATCTATTCGATATTCTAGCCATTAAGAAAAACAAAGTAAGACTAATTCAGATCAAGACTAACGTATCAGACTTCTATAAATCTCGCATAGCAATTCAGACATGGATTATGGAAAATGAGATAAAGGGCATAAGCTGCGAGGTTTGGCTTAGATTACCTAAAAAAGAGTGGAGATGCGAAAAAATGACATCACAGAATCCCCTACAAACAATCGTTGTATAGGTAGTTGATATAAGCATCCTGTTAGAATATAATGAAAGTATAGGAATGGGCGGTGGTTGCTTGGAACTTATAACACCCTCTTAACATTCAGTTCCGGCATACTTGGGCAGGGTATGCGGGACACACTGCTCATCTCCTTTTAATTAACGCATATATACCTCAAGATACTGTATAATAAGCATATGGCATTAAAGGAAAAACCTAAGTCATCTCCAAACATCAAACAGAATATCAGACAAAAGAAAGTAGCAATAGACGTGGTAGTAAATGGTAGCAGCATGGCTGTTGCAATGAAAAAGGCTGGTTACTCAAAAGCGTATTCTACACATCCGGAGAAACTAACTAGAACTAGATCTTGGCAAGAACTCATTGAAGAATATTTACCCGATTCATTACTCACAAAGAAACATAACGAACTCTTAAACAAGAAAGAACAGATCGTGGTTAGAAATGGAAAAGAATCGGAAATAATTGTTACAGATGAAATAGACGTAAATGCAGTCAAAGCCGGTGTCGAAATGGGGTATAAACTCAAAGGTAGGTTTGCTCCGGATAAGATTGAACATACCATAACTGCTGTTAGGATCATAAACTATGGAGATAACACTACCAATTGAAGCATTCAAGCCAAGAGATTATCAGATACCATTGTTAAAGGCTTTAGATAATGGTTACAAACGTGCAGTATGGGTGGCACACAGAAGATCTGGTAAGGATTTAACTATGATGAACTACATAGCTAAAAAGATGTATGAGAAAGTTGGTGCTTATTACTATTTCTTTCCGACCTACAAACAAGCCAAAAAGGTTATATGGGATGGAATGACTAGAGATGGCTTTAAGTTCACAGACTACATCCCCAAAGAACTAAGAAAACGAACAGACAACGGAGAAATGTTAATTGAAACCCAAAATGGATCAATGTTTAGGTTAATTGGTACGGATAACATTGACGCTGTTGTTGGATCAAACCCCGTTGGATGTGTATTTAGTGAGTGGTCGTTACAAAATCCCCAAGCGTGGGACTATGTAAGACCGATACTAGCCGAAAATGGTGGTTGGGCGGTGTTTATCTATACTCCAAGAGGCAAGAATCATGGTCATACACTACTAGAACTAGCCAAAGCATATCCGGATGTTTGGTATTGGGAAGTATTAGACGTTGAAAAGACCAAAGCCATATCTCCAGAAGTATTAAATCAGGAATATAATGAGATATTTAGAAAAGATGGCAACGATGCACTGTATCAACAGGAGTATATGTGTAACTTTGATGTACCTATTCAGGGTTCATACTATGCAAGTCAGTTAATACTAGCAGACAAAGAGGGAAGAATAGGAAGTGTACCCTACGATGCTAATGTTCCGGTGCATACGGCATGGGATCTGGGCATGGATGATTCAATGAGCATTTGGATGTTTCAGATAGCCAACAAAGAGGTACATTTCATAGACTATTACGAGTCAAGTGGTGAGGGCATTAACTATTACATCAAGTATTTAAGAGATAAGCCCTACATTTATGGTAGAAACTTTGCTCCGCACGATATTGCAGTAAGAGAACTAGGAACTGGCAAGAGTAGGCTTGAAGTAGCCAAGAGTTTGGGTATTAACTTTGAAGTGGGAAAGAATCTAGCGATACACGATGGTATTCAGGCGGCAAGAAACGCACTAGGTAAGTGTTGGTTTGATAAAGAGAAGTGTGAGAGGGGTATTTCAGCCCTTAGAAGCTATCATAAAGAGTGGGATGAGGATAATCAGGTATTCAAGAATAAACCCGACCACGACTGGGCATCTCATGGCGCAGATAGTTTTAGAACCTTTGCCGTTGGGTACAGGGATTTGATTATGTTGCCACCGGCTACAGTTACACCGATAAGAGATGATCCGTATCAGAGGTCAAGTTATGCCAGTCCGGTGAACTTTGAAGGGGGGATACTCTAATGGCGGTTGTATTATCAGAGAGTGAGTTTAAGCCTTATGTAGAAGAAAGAACGTATAAAGTTGTTCTATCTATGGATGAGACGCTGTTGATTCAGAAGCTAAGAGAGATGAGCTATGGATCTATTACAGTTCATCTAGTAAACAGAAAGATTGTGAGAACAGAAACAGTTAATAGTGAACTCACAAAGGATAGAAAGAAGGAAACAGTTACTATCGCATTGGAAGTAATGGATAAGTAAAGTATAATTAGCATATGAGTAAGACTAAAATAATCGGCAGAGTTAAACTACTTAAAGCACTTCTATACAACAGCCACATGATTTATATCCGTATGATAGGCAAGGACTACATTGAGTACCTTTTGGAGTACAAAGGTGAGATCTATTCCGGTTACAACATAATGCTGTTAAATAAGGGGGGCAGGTCTAAACTATCAAAAAAGGACATTAGTTTGTTTTCTGATCTGACTATGGCTATGGCACAGACAACCTTAGATGCCTTACTTGGTGTTAGAATGGACACAAACACCGAGAAGATAGCCAAGGTAGTCGAAGAAGGTAGTAAAAAACTTAAAGGAAAGAAAAATGCCTGAAAAAGAAGTAGAAAAACCAGTAGAAGCAAAGAGTGATTATACCAACCTTGCTAAACAATGTAAGGCTGAATATACCCTTGCTTGGACACACCAGAAGCCCAAAAAAGATGAGCATGAGCTAAGACTCGAACTATACAACAATCAGAAAAGAGACAAGTCAGCAGTTGGCGACACCACGATGTTTACCATTATGCAGACTGTTCTAGCTTCTCTTTATGTCGATAGATTAAACTCGACTTTCGAGGGCAGAGAGGATGGGGATGAGGAAACAGCAGAGAACCTAACAGCAATGGCAGAGTTTGATTATGATGAAATGGGCAAGGCTGAACTCGATTATGTTTGGGATTGGGATACTTGTTTTTTTGGTCACGGTATGGCAGCAATGGAAGAATACGAAAGAGATCCGGAAAACAATGTATTTGTACCCATGCCTTCAATCATTGATCCATTACTATTCTTACACGATCCGTTGGCAGTAACAGTAAACGGAGACAGATCCGGTAAAGGTGCTATGCGCTTTGGTGGATACGAGATAAAGATGACCAAGCAGGATATGCTTGACCACCCTTATTTCTTTGAGAACAAACTACATTTTGACACTATGAAGTACGGTGGTGGACTAGAATCCATCATGCAAGACGCTATTGAAGCAAGAGATAACGCACAGGGTAGACAATCATCACTCAAACATGACGGTGAGAAGTCACTTGGGGACAACGCACAGTACAACGTGACTGTTTGGTATACACACTATAGGGATTCAGGAGACAGCAAGGCTAAGAAGTACAAGGTTTACCTAATAAACGATAGAAAAGATGTTGTCGGACTTCAGGAGATAAAAAGAAAAAGAGGTAAAAGAGTTATATTCCCGTTGATAGATAGGTTATTGTACCCAACATCACACGATTGGGATGGTACTTCTATTCCGGATCTAACAGAGGACAAACAAAGAGCAAGAGCAATAGCACAGAATCTAGGCTTTAAGGCGATGAAAGCAGACATATACCCAATGTATGTGTACGACTCCAATAAGATTACAAACAGAAACGATCTCAACTTTGATTTCAATAAGTTCATACCGGCAAATGTTCCCGAAGGTGGAACTGTTCAAGGTGCAATACAGCCCGTAAACAAGGCAGCACCTAATATGCAACTGCTTAGCTTTATTTATGAATCACTGGATGCATCGGCTCAAAAGGCAACGGCTACATCAGATATTAAGATGGGTATGCAAGCTCGACAGCAAAGAACTTTGGGAGAAAATAACCTCGTTGAATCCAATTCCGATACAAGATACTCACTTGCAGCCAAAGTGTTTGGATGGAGTGAGAAGGACTTCTGGTCTCAATGGTACTTATTGTATGATGAAAACTTTGACGCCGATATTGATGAGAAAGTACTAAGGATCGTTGGTGCTTTTGGTGCTAAGTGGAGACCTCTGGGTAGGGGAGACATTGTAGCCAAGATTGCACCGGATATTAAGATTGAGTCAACGGTAGTTTCAAGAGCAAAACAACTAGAAGAAAGACAGATGTTGACCGACTACCTAACACTGGCTTTTGGAGATCCGACCACCAACAGAAGATATGGATTAAAGGAGCTGGGAAGGCGATCAGGCTTCCAAAAGGATGAAATAGATAGATTGTTACCTCCTACGGTAGACGAACGCATTGCAGAGGATCAGAACGATATGCTCAATCAGAACAAACTCGTACCCGTATTACCGGAAGATGACCATAACGTGCATTTAGAGATACACACGAAGGCAAAAGCAACAGATGCAACATATGCACATATAGAAACTCATGAGAAAGCACTATCAGTTAAAAAGACTAATCCGGAGATGTTTCCAGCAGATCCAATGTCTGCTAACTTCCAAGATGGGCAAGGCGGTATGAATCCTGTTACTCCACCTATGGGCAATGTTAATGCCGCAAGACCGGCAGTAAAGCCCTCGTCTACAAGTGGACAATCTCAAATACAATGATACCAAAAGACCTAATAGACACACCCGATAAGATGAATGTAATGGTAGCTAACTTTAGAACACTAAAGGATCATGCTGGGTGGTTGCTCCTAAAGGAAATAGTAGAAGCAAACATCAAGGTACTAGAAGATCAGATACTAAACGGCATCAATGTGGAGGGGATAGTCGAAACTAAGGAACTCATTGATCGTAAAAGAGATAAGTTAAAGGCATACAGAGAGGTTATAAATACTCCCGATGAATGGATTGCGAAGCTAGAGACTGTTGAGACTAAACAGGTAGAGGATGATCCATTCCATACATTAGAGAGTCTACGCAAGGAAAAGAAGAAATAGGTTTTATTGTTTTTATTTTTAGTGTAAAATATACATATGGCAATATTAAACGCTTCTATAGAGTTAAGAAAGAAAAGACCTATTACTACTAAGCCTAGACTACCTGTTAGCGGTGTAGGGTCGCAGGAGAGGAAAAGGCGGTTGTATAAGACATCGCTTTCTGAACCATCATATGTTAAAGCTGTTAAGGCAGGTTGGAAAAGAAAAAGACCAGTAGTACAGAGAATAACATTATCATAGTATCCCACAACTTGACAACTACCTACATACAAGGATAAAATGTAGTAGTAATTAGTTATAAAGGAAAAACCTTATGGCAGATACAGAAGAAATAATTGAAGAAGAAATAGAAGAAACTCCCGAAGAAGAAATAGAAGAAAATAAAGAAGAAGTGGTTGAACCTGAAGATGAGGAAGAAGTAATAGATGTAGAAAAGTTGGAAGTGGAAACGAGAAAGTTTGACGAGACAAAGGTTGAGTATGGAGAGGATATAGATCCGGAAGATGTCAAAACCATAGGTACGATCGTTGAGAAGCAAACAGCAGGGGTTAAAAGACAACTTCAAGAAACAATTGATAGACAAGAGGTAGACTCTTTCGTAGCGGAAAAGCCAGAGTATGCTAAATATAAGCCGGCTATACTCAAATATCTTCAGCATCCAGTTTATAGCAAGATACCCGTTAAGAATATCGCCGCTATTGTGGCTTCTAACGATCTAATGAAGATCGGGGCAAGAAAAGAAAGAGAAGCACAGAGCAAGGCGGATGCAACAAAGACTACCGGATCGAGTTCAAGAGCTGCCGCCGGTGGAGCAACAGATTGGTTAACAGTGAACAAGGATGATTTCGAGGCTAAAAAACAAGAGGTCTTACGAAGAAGGTAATTATTTATAAAGAAAGGTTACTATGAACGAACTGGAAACATTAACAGTTAAAGAACTACAAGATAAGTTGGTATCGCTTGGTATGCCACAAGAAGATGTGGAGGCATTTAAGACTAAAGCACCGCTTATATCGTCTATCAAAACCATGATGGCTAAGGATGCAGTTAGAGAGCCGGAAGAAGAAGTTAAGAAAGTAGCAAGTATTGAGGAATCAGTTAATCCATCAGAGGAAAGAAAAGTAAATAAAGAATGGAAAGGCAAAGCAGAGAAGATGAAAGCACATTTAGAGGCACAGGAACAGGTCAGTATATTGATTCCTTTAGCCGATGGGGAAAGAGTAGGAGTTGTTGAGTGGAGAACGGATAAGGAAGGTAAATCCTATCAAGTACATATCTCCGGTGCAGTAGAATCAGTGCAACTCAACGGTTATAAACACTTGATAGCCAGAGGTGTTTACACCAAAGTACCAAGACAGATAGCAGAAGTCGTGAGCAAGGCACAATCACAGACTCTCGAAGCAGGAAAGAACATATCCTTAGATCGAACCGACCCTAATACGGGTAGACCGTTTTCAGAGTCCTTGTAGACACCATTGACAACGATACCTAGTATCATCTAAAATATACATACAAACGTATAACGGAAAAACCGAAACGCACCAGTAGTGGTGTGTTTCTTTTGTTATACGGTATATATTATTTATTTAGTGAAAGGATTTAATATGGCAACAACTATAAGAAGTGCCAATGTTACATCGGATACAACCTCTACGGCTACAATCCAAAGAGAAGTGTCTAACTTCTATGACAGAGCTTTGCTTGAAAGAGCAATCCCAGCTTTGGTTCATACGAGATTTGCACAGATTAGAGATCTTCCGGCAAACAGTGGAACCAACGTAATTAAGTTTAGAAGGTATGGTAGCTTAACGGCTAACACCACAGCCTTAACAGAAGGTGTAACCCCATCCGGAACAGCATTAAGTGTCTCCGACCTGGTGGCTACAGTTTTGCAGTATGGAGACTACATCACTTTATCCGATGTGGTTCAAATGGAGACCTACGATCCTATCTTGACTGAAGCAGCTGAGATTTTAGGAGAACAGGCAGGAGATTCAGTAGATCAGTTAATGAGAGATATAATTGCCGCAGGTACAACGATTCAGTACGCTTCAACAGCGAGTGCTGATAGTGATATCACCAGGGCAATGGTCTTGAATAGATCTGAAGTTAAACAAGCAGTAAGAACTTTAAGAGGAAATAACGCTAAACCCGTTACTACTATGGTAGATCCTTCAACCGGATACAACACAGTACCTGTCGGAAGATCCTTCATCGGAATCGTATCGGAAGATACAGCCTATGACTTGGATGACGCAGAGGGTTGGATTCCAGTTGAGAAATATCCAAATAAGTCTAACGTAATGGAAGATGAAATCGGAGCATTAGGAAATGTACGATTCATTATGTCCACCAATGCTTCGCAGGATTCAGATGCTGGAGCAGGTTCAGTACCAGTGCATTACACACCTATTTTCGGTCAGAACGCTTTTGCTATGACCAGAATCAGTGGAGAATCACTAAAAAATATCGTTAAGCCTTTAGGTTCAGCAGGGACAGCAGATCCTCTCAACCAAAGATCAACGAGTGGTTGGAAACTTACCTTTATCGGCAAGATTCTTAACCAGAACTTTGTAGTGGTAGTGCATCACGGGGTTTCAGCTTAATTACTTATTTAAGGTTATAAAGGAATAAAAACATGGCACAAACAATAACAACCAAAGCTCCTCTTAATACGTTAAGATTGGCAACCGGTAGATACTTAGATACGGGAACAGTTGCGGCTTATACATTCACTCTCGGTTTTCAGCCTAGATATGTAAGAGTTATCAACAACACCTCTAGTGATAAGTATGAATGGGTTGAGGGAATGGCTGATGCGTCTGCCCACAAGCAGGTTGCAGCAGGTACATCTTCCGCAATCACGACATTGGGTATCACAGTTTCGGCTAGTGGATTCACAATGGGTCTTGATACGGATGTAAACGTAACAAGCGAACAAGTCAGCTTTATAGCGCTTGGTTAATAGTTAGTTAATTATTGTTGATCCCCACCTACGGGTGGGGTGACACGGAAAGGCATAAAATGGGAATAAGTTCAGCACTTACAAGCGATAGAGGTCTTGAATCAGTATTGAGAGATCTAGCTGGAAACAATGCCTATAAAGTCAAAAAATCCGTAACTTTTGATGGTGGTACTGCAAATGACGTAGGAGACCTTACTGGTACTGGAAATCCAGCAACTTTGTTTACGGTTACAGGAGAAGTTTTGGCTTATATAGTTCCTGTATGTAAAACTCTTTTAGCAGGAGCAACAGCTACACTAGAAGTAGGAGTAACAGGAGCAACAGCAGCTTTGGTAGCACAGACAACTGCTACAGATATTGACGCTGATGAGGGTTGGTTCGCAGCAACCCCAACTTTAGCAGTAGCAAATACAGCACAGTACCACGTACTAGGCTTAGATGTTATTCAGACAGTTGGAACAGCAGACATTACGAGTGGAGTTATTGACTACTACCTATTCTGGAAACCTCTTTCAGATGACGGTAACGTTGTAGCAGCTTAACAGTAGGGGAACTATAGGGGGTAGTTAAAACCTACTCCCTGTAGGTGTATTTAGTTTAGGAGAATAAAAATGACGAATCCTTATTTAGACGCTAGAATGACGTTAGACAGTAACGGTAGACCTGTTATGGGTGCTTTTCCGTTCATGGCTAGTAAAACAGTAACCTTTGCAGGTGCTACAGCAGACGCATGGGGAAATGATGCTGGTGCTTTAGACGGTGGGGTTTTATTCACAGTAACCGGAGTAGTTAAATGTATTGTTATTGCTAAATGCACGACAAGCTGTACCGGTGCTACATCAACCGATGAAGTTGGGATAGCAGGTGCAACAGCTATATTCATGCCTATTACGACAATGACAAGCCTAGATGCTGGTCACATATGGCTAAATAACGCAACCCCAGCTACTTACTTTATTGCTGGTGAAGCAGAAGCGGCAGCAGATAATCTACCAATCTATCTACTAAACGGTAATGATATTATAATGACAACCAAGACAGCGAACACTGAAGCAGGGGTTGTTGAGTTCTATTGCTACTTCATGCCACTATCGCTAGATGGCAACGTAACAGCAGCTTAAAAGAAAGGTAATGCTGGTTTAGTCTGTCTATAAACGGGCTAACATAGTATAATTACAGCATGAACAAATGTTTATGTGGGTGTGGAGAATCCCTAATAATAAAAAGTAAGTATTACACCTCAAAATATATACTTGGTCATAATAATCGTGGAAAACATATAAAACATTCTGGTCAGTTTAAGGTTGGAAATAAGGTTAATCTTGGTAGAAGGATGACCGAATACACAAAGGAAGCTCTTATGGCAGTTAATACAGGAAAACCAACTTGGAATAAAGGAATGCATTTACCATCTCCAATGCAAGGTAAGAAACACACAGAAGAATCACGAAAGAAAGTGAGTATAGCTTTAACTGGGCGTGCTTCTTGGAATAAAGATAGAAAATGTCCACAATTATCAAGAGAGAATAACCCATCTTGGAAAGGTGGAATAACTCCATTTAATAAAATAGAAAGAAAAAGATTTAGGGATACTGTTTTGAATAAAGTTCTTGAAAGAGATGATTATACTTGCCAAATATGTGGGGAAAGAGGTGGAAAGTTACAAGTTGACCATATTCAACCTTGGGCAGATTATGTTGATGGAAGGTTTGACATGGATAATTGTAGGACTCTTTGTATGGGTTGCCATTATTTTATTACATTTGGGAAACCAATATCTGTAGAAGTTAGTGCGTGGGGACATAACTTTAATGAAAGGGGGATAGAACTTTGACACCTGTTGCACTTGCTAACTACTGTAGATTAAAGACTCGTACCAATAGCACTACTCTTACAAACGCTGATTTAATCATCTTAGCTAACAAAGTTAAAGACGAGTTAGTTCTGGGGGCATTGGAAGCAGATGAGGACATATTCCTTGTACCCACTTACTTAAACTTAGTTGCAAACCAAAGGGAATATCCCCTACATTCAGACCTACTTTCAAGAATAAAACGTGTAGAAGCCAAACTAGACGCTACAAACTATGTAAAACTATATGAGTTTGATCTACCACAGCATCAATACCCTATCTCAACAGAAGCAGATATAACTGCTCATTTTGGAAACAACGAGAGAGAAGCCTATTTTGACATAATGAGAAACTCTATTTTCATCTATTCCGGAACAATCACAACAGTTACAGACGGGTTGAAGATTTGGCTTAATACGATAGTGCAAGACCTTTCGAGCATGGTTGCTACAACCGATATGAGTGTAGATCCCACAACTACAGCACACGGAATACCAAGAGCATTACATGGGGTGTTAGCAGAGGGAATGATTATTGAGTGGAAAGAGAGCAGAGAGAAGCCTATTCCACTAACCGAAACTGAAAAAAGCCATGAGATCCATATAGGAAGGGCGGTTTCGTCTCTTAAAAATGCTAATTATGATAGGGATGTAATTGGTTTAGTACCTGTAGAGGGTAACAATGGTCAGGATTTATAATGAGTTGTGATGATAACTACACTAAAGTAGCCAAGCCGACAGCTTCTTATACGATTGCAGTCAAGCCAACGGCTTCCTACACAATTACAGCCAAGGGTACAAGACCAACAACTACCAAAGTTCCCAGACCTTGTATTGAAGATTTGGCTATTCTTACCGAAGGTGGTATAGAGATTTTATATGAAAATGAAATAATTATGGTTGTTCAAGGAGCATTAGTTTAATATGGGTTATCGCATAAGTGAGTTAGAAGCATTAGCAGCAATACCAGCAGGGGATGATTTAGTTCCAATTGTTGATATTTCTGATTCAACGCAAAATGCGACAGGTTCAACCAAGAAAGTTACGGTTGCTTATCTCGCTGATGCTGTTGCGTTGGGTGATACCGGTGCTACGGGTGATACTGGAGTCACGGGAAGTACAGGAACTCAAGGTGATACGGGGATTCAAGGCGACACTGGCGTTACGGGGGTAACGGGGGTAACGGGTAGCACTGGAATAGTTGGTAACACAGGTATTCAAGGAAATACTGGAGTTACCGGAAGTACGGGTGCAGATTCTACTGTTCAGGGGAGTACCGGAGTCACGGGAAGTACAGGAACTCAAGGAGTTACAGGTGCAACGGGCAATACAGGAACTCAAGGTGATACTGGCGTTCAGGGTAATACAGGTGTAACTGGTGTGACAGGAGTCACAGGTTCAACGGGTGTAACGGGTAACACGGGAACGCAAGGAAATACAGGGATTCAAGGGAGTACGGGTGCAGATTCTACTGTTCAAGGCAACACCGGAGTGACTGGAGCTAAGGGTGACACCGGTGTAGATGGTTATGTAGGTTCAGACGGAGATACGGGCGTTCAAGGAAATACAGGCGTTGGTGCGACTGGTGCAACGGGGGTAACTGGTGGGGCAGGTGCGACTGGTGCAACGGGGGTAACTGGTGGGGCAGGTGCGACTGGTACGCAGGGGGATACAGGATCTGCCGGTGCGCCAAATGACGCAACTTACATCACCCAAACAGCAAACGGCTCGCTGTCAGCAGAACAGGCGTTAGGGGCATTATCTTCTGGGATAATGAAAGTTACTACAACCACTGGCGTTGTGAGTTCAGTTGCGGCTCCCTCTGGTGCGGTGGTGGGTGATAGTGACACACAAACCTTAACCAATAAGACTTTAACAACTCCTGTGATTAGAGCGTATGACGGTTGGCAAGACGCAGACGAAACTTGGACTTATGCCTCTGCGTCGACCATCACTGTACCGTCGGGAGCGGCTGCTAAATATGTGGTCGGGGATCGTATAAAGTGGACACAAACTACCGTTAAATACGGTGTAATTATTACCGTAGCGGATACGCTTTTAACTATAGCCGTAAACACCGACTACACGGTTGCTAACGCCGCGATAAGTATCAACTACTACTCGCATGAAGCAAGTCCAATAGGATACCCGCAGTGGTTTAGTTGGACACCTACATATAGTGGTTTTTCGGCAGACCCTACATATGTAGCAAAGTTTTCAGTAATAGGTAGGGCGTGTACAATTAGTATGTTGGGTTCAGCAGACGGTACATCAAATGCAACTGGTTTTACATTTACGGTACCTATTGCAAATGCTTTGGGACAACTTGCACATTTATACGGGGGAACACCAATAGACGCTGGTGCAGAACAAAGCACTCAACCGACAATAAGAATAGCAAACGGAAGCACTACGGCAACTTGTTATAAAACGGGAAATACAGGGACTGGTTGGACAAATAGTGGTGCTAAGAGAATAGTTGGTATCGGAGGTACTTATCCTATTTAACTTATGAAATATAAAATGAAAGGAAATATACAGCAGGTTCTTACCCAATTGCTTAACGCCACTATGATTAAGAAAAACAGTATGAATGAAGTAAAAAAAGTAAAGATTTCATAATTGATAAGATACTATATATGTAGTACAATCCAATTATGTCTGATTGGAATAATGCTCAAACAACAATCCCATTAAGTAAAGGTAGAGTAGCAATAATAGATCCTGAAGATTACGACTCTCTATCACAATGGAAGTGGTATTACAGTCATGGGTACGCTATTAGACATCCTAGTATGGTTGGCGGAATCAGGAAAGGTAAGATTATGATGCACAGGGTTATAGCCAAAACGCCCAACGGTGTGTACACAGACCATATAAATGGCAACGGGTTAGATAATAGAAAAAGTAATCTAAGATTCGTAAGCCACGCTCAAAATATGTGGAACTCCAAACTAGAGAGGAATACAAGCACCGGTATAAAAAACGTATCTGTTTTCAACGGGGGCTATCAGGTACGAGTTCAAAAGGATGGAAAAAGATACTTTGCTGGCTTTTTCAAGGATATAAGTGAAGCCGTGTCCAGAGCTAACACGTTTAGAAAGGAGTATTACGGTGAGTACACAAGAAACTAAAAGCAAATGGGATGCAGCACAATCTTGGGAGGAATCATGGCACTTAGATCAACAGTTCAATACCTTCAACGAAGAAAAAAAACAATATATCTACGCTTCCAAAATGGGACTGGATACCTATAAGACTGACTACTACGGGCAGATAGGCTGGGACTTTGGAGACAGGTCGGTACTGGATATCGGCGGTGGCGAAGTATCCATGTTATTAAAATCAAAAGCAAGCAAAAGAATCATAATAGATCCGCTTATGGATAAGCTTCCCAAATGGGCTAGAATGAGATACAAAGAAGCAGGAATAAGCGCATTTTCCTACAGGGGAGAAGATGTAGCCAAGATCAACTGCTCGGTAGACTGCGTTCTTATCTATAATGTTTTACAGCACACCGATAATCCGGAAGTAATAATCAAAGAAGTGCGAAAGATATGCAAAGAAATAAGGATCTTCGAGTGGATTGATACCCCTGTGAATATAGGACACATCCAAACTCTCACGGAAAGCAACTTAAACGGGTGGCTTGGTGGAGAGGGTAGAGCAGAGAACCTGAATCAAGAGGGGGCTGTAGGTCGTTGCTACTATGGTATTTTTATAGGAGACAAATATGCTTCATCTAGCAACTAATAAAGATTTCTCATACTTAAACTACTTATCAGTAATGTCAGCTATAAGAGGTAACAAGGTCAAGCTGTGGATTGTTGATGAAGAACCCTCCAATGTATATTGGAGTATTGTCAGAAAAGTTAAGTCTATTGAGTTTGTGGAAACCACAAAGGAGCGGGGCATAGAACTCGAACAGGTAGATAAGTCCGGTAGGTTGAACACAATATATTTAGGAGAACTAAACGATAACTATGTTAATGATTACGGAGTAGACCACAAAGGTTTATACGAGGTTAACGGTGAGTTTGAAACGAAAGATATGTGTTTAGTAAAGATATCTAAACCGGAAGTTGTTACTTTAGATTATATAAGGGACAGTGGTACTTTATTATCGGAACTTGTTAAAAGAGTTCTACTGGAAAGGATTTGGAACAGATGAATGAAAAAGAAAAGACAATCAGTTTAGTATATAGTTTAGAAGATTACATCAAAGGAATAATTGTTGCTTTTGAAGCCGGTCTAATAAGCACGGAAAAAGCACAAATGGAGATAAACAATGGTATCAAAAGTTGGACTTGGGGGGTATCCACCTACGGAAAAAAAGAAATATAGATTCTTTGTTTTAGGGCTAGTACACCTACCTACATCAGAAAAATACACAGCGTGTGCCTTCACACAAAAGAACTACAAGTTGTGCAAGATGCTACTTAGCTTGGGACACGAGGTTTTTTTGCTAGGGGCAGGGGGATCAGACGCACCTTGTACGGAGTTAATCGTGACTCATACGCTAAAAGATATACGGGATGCGTGGGGTGAGGGAGATAACAGGTTTGAAATAGGCTACGATTGGCATAAGGGGATGTTTAGACACGACTTCAACACGGAAAAGAAACCAGCGACATTAAAGTATTATCAGGAAGCTATAAATGGGATCAACAAACGTAAAAAGCCTGATGATTTTCTAATAATTACTCAAGGTGTATATCAAAAACCCATAGATGACGGTGTGAAACTGTACCTAACAGTTGAAACCGGCATAGGGTATAGGGGATCTTATACACAGTTCAGGGGTTGGGAAAGTGCTTTTATTCAAAACTACAAGTATGGATCGGAAAACAATGCCGGAGATGCTAACGGAAGATACTACGATTGCGTCATTGGAAACTATTTTGATAGAAAAGACTTTGTTTTCTCGAACAAACCGAAGGACTACTTTTTATACATAGGTAGAATGATTGGTAGAAAAGGCGTAACAACGGCAATAGAAGCAACAAGAGCAGCCGGTAAGAGACTAAAACTCATAGGTCAGGAATCAGACGAGATAAACGTTAAGAGTTTGCCTGAACATTGTGAGTTTTTAGGACTTGCCAATAAAGATATGAGAAACGAACTGTTTGGTGGTGCTATAGCCACCTTTACTCCGACAATATATTTAGAGCCGTTTGCCGGTACGCACGTTGAAAGTATGTTATGCGGAACTCCGGTAATAACTACGAACTTTGGGGTATTCGGTGGAGATACTTTTATTGACGGTATACACGGGTTTAAGTGTTCCACCTTAGATGATTTCGTTTGGGCTACTAAAAATGCCCATAGACTGGATAGAAAAGAGGTCAGAAGAAACGGGGAACGATACCTGATGGAGAATATACAGTGGGAATACCAACGATGGTTTGACCGCTTATACCAACTGTATTTAAGCACCACAGGTAAGGGCATCTGGGGGTTTAATCACTTACCGGAAAAAGAATACGAGTGGCGTAAACACGTCTATCCTCACCTATACCAAAATGACGTATAATATACATATATGAGTAACAAGCCGATAATTATAAGTAACTGGGCGAATGGCGGAACTTCGGACAGTTTATGGTCAGGTATACAGGACTCGTTGTATCGTCTAGTGGGAATGGATGTGCATACGGAACCAGCAGTAATGAAAGCAGAATATAAACTTTCAAAGGATACTAGCACCACAGTCACAGAGTTTGTTAAGTGGCAGGTTGTATCTTCTAATGGTCGTACATACCACTTTTCAGCAGACTCCGGAAAGATATGGGAAAGAGACAGTGCCGGTGCTTGGACACTTGTTTTTACTACAACGGCAGCAGCCGGTGAGGTTAAGTGTCTTGGAGCAATAGAGTTTCAGGGATACATTGTTTGGGCTACACAATCAAGACTGCACAGAATACTTGCAACAAACGCAGAAGGTTCAGCAGAGTGGACAGCAAACGCAGTACTCAACTGGCAGACCTTTGGAACTACAAACGCTTCTTATCATCCAATGATCGAGCAAAACATGAACCTGTATATCGGAGATGGTTACAATCTAGCCGAATGGGATGGTAGTACTTTTACCGCCAGTGCTTTGGATCTACCCACTTCCTTAGTCATTAAATGCTTAGGAACTCTACCGGTGGGAACAGACATACTCATAGGAACAGAAGGAAACGATGTTACAAAGACTGCTATTTTTAGATGGAATACTTGGTCGGTTTCCTTTACTTCTTCGGATATGATTGAAGAAGCAGGGATAAATGCTTTCCTCAAGGCTGATAACTTTGTGTATGTATCAGCAGGACAGTATGGAAATATATATATCTATGATGGACAACAACTTGAACTTTATAAAAAAGTACAGGGAACTTACTCTCCAGCAGCAAAAGCTACTGTACATCCAGATGCGTGTGCAAACCTTGATGGACAGGTATTATTTGGAATGTCTAACTCAACAGGAAACCCCTGTCTACAGGGTGTATATCGAATCGGCAGACACTCAAGAAACTACAACTGGATAATGGATTTAGCCTATCCTATATCGGAAAGATCTGGTTCGGCGTTTGTTACAAGTGGCATTGAAATAGGTTCAATCATTGTTTTGGGACAGAAAATACTCGTTTCTTGGAAAAATAGTAGCACTTACGGTGTTGATCTGCTAGACACTAGCAACCGTTGTGACGGTGCATACTTTGAGACTAGAGTGATACGGGCTGATAGGTTAGCTCATTCAACTTTCAGCCAGTTTATAATGGCTTACAACAGCTTACCTACCAGTACGGCTTTAACTCTAACTTACGATAAAAACTACGCAGGTTCCTATACAACACCAACATCTTCACAGGTAACTGATACGGATAGGAAACTTATTACTTTAGAGGAAGGAATGGAAGCCACAGCACTTCAACTAAAGGTGTTATTTACCTGTTCCACGAGCAGTACACCTTCTCTTGAAATGTTAGTAGCCTATTACACTTAATGGCGGATGTATTTGTAGACGTAGAGAATAGACCCTTAGACGCAGGTACGCCGGCAGGTACAGGTTCTGTTGAGTCTGGTCAGATGGCTATCGGTAAGGGGTCTAAAGTATTCAGAGCAGATCAGTCAGGCATTTGGTTGGGAGCAGAGCAGTTTACAGACGCACCTTTTAGTGTGGATATGCTTGGTAATGTAGTAGCTTCTTCAGCAGACTTTTCGGGATCGGGATATACAAAAATAAATATTTTCAAGCAGACAGGAATACCGACATCTATAGCTGTGGGAGATCTTTGGTTTGATACCGATGATGGGAACAAACTCTACAGAGCAGGTGCTATTGGAGCAACTACAATTGCCGAAGGACAATGGGAAGCAGTACAAGATGCGACAATTGCTGATGCCCAAAGCACAGCAGATAGTAAAATAAATGTTTTCGCACAGGATGCAATACCAACGTCAATAGCGGTAGGGGATATTTGGTACGACACAAACGACAGCAACAAACCTTATAGAGCAGCGAGTGTTGGAGCAGACGCAATAACAGCAGAAGAGTGGGTTTTGGTAAATGACCTTAGAGCAGCAGACGCATTATTGAAAGCTGGGACAGCGCAGGTACTAAGTGGAGACTTTGGTGTAGGCAGTTCTTCTGTAAAAATAGATGGTGCTAACGGAAGAATAGTAATAAATGACGGTAGTGATGACCGTATTGTGATAGGAAATGTGTAATGGCATTAACAATGAGGGTATCAAGACCCACGTTTGATGCCCTAACAGACGCTAATATATACAACTATTCATTATACGCTGATGGTGATAATGTCTTGATAAAGGAACACTCCAGAGGTGGAGGTACGACTTCCGGTACTGCCACTATAACTCACAGTCTGGGTTATATTCCATTTTATCTGTTATATACGGAGGTCTCCGCAGGCAGGTTCAAGTTGAACGGTTATTATGATGTAAGCGGTGGGGTGTGGAGAGTCAATATAAATACATCCACAATGGAGATTGATACCTCTATGACAGACGGTAAATACAGATATTATATATTTTATGATCTAATGGACTAAACATGGTACAAAAGATAGTTATTACAAAAGCCGGATACGAGGTGCTAACAGAGTCAGACAAGAATAACTATATATTTCATTCCGACTACAATACATTAAAAATAATAAGTGAGGGTGTTATTACAGCTCAAACTGTTACTGCTAATCCCACAACCTTTACATTGGAGCACGGCATGAGTTATATACCTGCGGTAATGGCTTTTATAAAATACCCTGATGGTTATGTAGCCCTTCCAAGAGGCATACCAAGAGATACTACAGATACTTATTTAGGGGTAGCCAACAGTAGGTATTGGGAGGTAGAGATGGATGCAACGTATATCTACTTTATTTGTTATAAGGGAACTACTGCCAACTATAACGTAGACATTAAGTTTTACATATTTGAGGCTCCGAGTAATTATTAAGCATGACGCAAAAAATAGTTATATCAAAACCTACGTTTGACGCAAAAACGGAGACTGACCCGAACAACCTTATATTTAGTTCTGACTATGACAGCTTAAAATACTATGTATCGGGCTATGTAAATATAGATATGTCCGGTGCCGGAAGTATAGAAACGTATGTTACACATGATTTAGGATACGTACCTTTTTTTATAGCGTTCTTTAATTGGATGCCCCATGAAACAGACTATACTCACGTTCCATTTTATACTGCTTCTTTTGGAAGTTACAAGACATTGGATGTCTACGCTACGACCACCAGACTATACTTTACAGTAAAAAAGAGTGGGGGCAGTGCGATTACCCAGAAGATAGTGTATAAGATATTTAGAAACAATATGGGTTTGTAATTATTTATGAAAGGAAAATATGATTATTTTTTATAATAAGATGACGGGTGAAATAATAGGAAACATTGATGGGAGAATACATGATGAGTCCCACCTAAAGATGTGGATTGGTAGCAAAGATGATACGGATAGGGTGATATGTCAGTGGAAGAAAATAGACGATGTTTGGCAGCCGGATATGGAAGAAGGTAATGAAAAGCGTATGTTCATATCCATTGATAAGAGAGAAACCAAGCTACGAGATCATGAAATAGATGTTAAGACTAAGAAGTTGAAGAAAAAGAAGGTATAATATACATATATGGGCGCAAATATAAAATCAATGACCTACGAACAAGTTAGGTCTTATCAAAAAGAACTCAAAGCACAAGGTAAAACCGCCTCAAACTCTAAAGAGTACGGTAAGACAGAGAACTACATCAAGACGCTAAAACCCGAAAACTACGGTAAAGAGACCGTAGCAAGTGCTTATAACCAACTATCAAGCGGAGTTAAATACACCGGTGGGTGGACTGAAAAGAACTTAGGAGCAATTGAGAAATACACGGGAAAGAAACCTTCGTTAGTAGCCCCTACATCAACAGAACAACTACCTAAATATCTTAGTGATTACCAAGACAGCGTATTCAACGCTTCCAGCTCACCAGAGTTGAGAGATTCTATAGTGAATCAACTAGAGCCGGATATGGCAAAACCTGAACCTATTAACAGAGTAGAACAGTTTGAGACCATGCGTAAAGATATGGGTGTTGCAGACCTAGAAACATCCCTTACAGACCTTAAAGCACAGTTGGAGACGGAATATGCCACTAAAAGAACTAGAACACGGGGGATAGAGGGTAAACCAGTAGCAATGGGAGTTATCGCAGGTAGAGTTTCGGAGGTCGAAAGACAGGAAACTGAAAGGATTGACGCTATAGGCAGACAGATAAACGTCATTTCAGACCAACTAAATACTTCCTACAATGTTATCTCACAGTACATGAACTTTATGGGGCTAGACTATCAGGATTCAGTTACAGCCTACAACGCAGAGTTTAACAAGAACCTTCAAATATATCAGTTGGTAGATGCGGAAATGGATGAAGCAACAGCAGCAGCTAGAGCAAACCTACAGATATACCAAAATGCAGTCACAGCAGGAAATATTTCATACGACAAGCTCTCGTCAACTCAAAGAACATTTATAAACAAACTTGAAATGCAGTCGGGACTTCCTATTGGTTTTACCGCTTCATTAAGGGCGGATAACGCCGGAGGAAAGGTACTATCTACAACCACTAGAGAGTCGGGAAACACTAAATACGCTGATATTGTAATGCAAATGCCGGATGGCAGTATGCAGGTCAAGACACAAACCCTAGGCAACTCAAGTAGTGGAACTGGAGATGGATATACTACAAAGACTTCAGATAAGTATCTAAAAGATGCTCAAGCTATATTAGAAAGACAGGACATTGCTGTAACAGGTAACTTTCCTTCGGCTTCCAAGTTCGGTGAAACACAGGGTAAGGATTCGGCAGATACACACCTTAGCTATAAGGAAATGGATGCGGCTAGAAATCAGATAATAGCTTTGGTTGGAGACGAAACGGAAGGCAGGGCTTTATTCAATAGAGCCATGAACGCCGGTGGCTATAGTATATGGGGACAATAATATATGATAGATTTCAACGCCTACTTAGACGAGGAAGAAAAGAAGAAGAAAGACCAAGAGTCCGGTAAGATAACGGATTTTAATGCCTATTTAGATAATCCACCCGAACAACTCAAACCGTCGCAGATAGCGGCACAAGAGCAGAAACCCGTACAACCAGTCAAAAAGCCCAGTATATGGGAAAATATCAAGACTAAAGTTTCAAATACAGTAAAAGATATAAGGGGCATCACTCCCGAAATATTAGGTCAGGGGTTACAAACAGCACCAGAACGATTCAAAAAGGTTGTTGATATAGCCAAGGAGTTTGTTGCAGGTGATTCAGAAACAAAGGAAACACTAGACAGACAAGAGGAGATAAAGATGTTGCAGGTAGAATCTGAAACAGACCAATACATAAAGGATACTAGGCAGGAGATAATAAACTACTTTAAGGATACGACCAAAGATACCAGTAAATATAGGGAGGTACTTGCAAAAGTAGATGCTTCAAACTTTGACGATTACAAAGGATCTTTAGAGAGACTATCAGCACTTCCATTGGAACAGAAAAGAGACGTTGGGCAGAAAAACACAACAGAGATGTTTAACAGACTGAAAATGCTTGAGGATACTAAGGAAGAAGCGGATCAGGCTTTAGGTTATGTTAGTGCCAACAGGGGATTAGTAAAAGAACTTGTACATAATATAAAAGATTGGAAGTATACATTTCCATCTTCATATACAAACTACACCACATGGTTACCCACTAAGCAAAGAGAAGCGCAAGAAAAGAGGAATCGTGGGGAAACTCTAACAAACGAGGATAAAGCATTTCTAAACTCATCCAGGACAAACACCTTTAATGTATTGGTCGATAAGGGATACGGAACTTTAGCGGCTGATGTTGTTACCGGCTCATTAAACTTTGGGGCAGGGATGTATCTTTCCAATCTTATAATGGGTGGAAACATAGTAACAACTCCAGTAGCACAAGCAGTGTTTAATAAGATACCGGCAGGTAAAGCCAAAACTATTATAGAAAAGGTGGTCGGAAATAGTGTTCAGTTAGCAGTACAAAGCCAGTTTGATGTTCCACAAATAGACGCTACAACAGCAATGTATATGCTCCCAACAGTTGACTATGAAAAGTATCTAAAAGACGAAGGGGGTAGTGGAGATATACTGGATTACACTAAGTCCGGTGATGATGCCGGCAAGGCACAGACAAAGGCTAGAATAAATAACTTAATACAGTATATGTCGGAAGGGGTTGGGGACTATATTGATGACGCAACCCCGTTTATAAAAAAGGCTTTTATAGCAAAGTTCCTAAAAAATAGAGGTATTAAACCAAGTAACACGAAAGTTGTTAGAGGTGTATTAAGAGATTTACACATCAATGGTATTGTTGGAGAAGTATTTGAGGAAGAAGTAGCAGAAAAACCAATGTCTATGTTGGAAGAAAGAGACTACTACGATCCGTTTTTTACTCCAGAGGGTAGAGAAAGATTACTTGTTGAAACACTGGGTATTGCTGTCATGCAGGGCATGGCTTCTGTAACGGATGTAAGTATAAATAAGTTTAGAGATTTTAGAAATAGAAATAAACAAAAATCCATTAGCTTGCAGGTCGAAGAAGAAACCACGCCGCCACCACCACCTCCAGCCAACGTAGCAGTAGTCGAAGGTACAGATACGCCGCAAGGTACAGAGGGATTAGAGAGGGAAGAAGAAGTAGTAGAGCAAGTTATACCAAGCGCAGGTGCCGAAAATATAGTGGTCGAGGGATTAACAAAAGCCGGTGATACAAATATAAAGATTACTAGGGACTCCGGTGACAACGGAATGATATTAAAGTCGGATCTTATGAAAGCAGTTAATCTTACCGAGACAGCCGACAAGATTCAGATACAGGGCTTTGAACGCAATGATTTCGAAAAAGGGGTTCAAACAGATTTCAAGGGTACTCCTACAAAGATACTAAAAAATATAGAGCAGTATGCTAAGGACAATAATAAAAAGGTAGAAGTTATAGGAATAGGTGGTGATTCGGCAGAATATTGGACAAAGCAAGGTTACGGTGTTGTTGGGACTAGAGCAGTAAAAGAAGTTACAAAAGAAACAATAGTCGAGAAAGCTACAACGGCGGTTGGAGTATCAGAAAAGCCACAACTAGAAGAACAAAAAGCGGTATCAATAAAAGAAGATACTGCGAGAGAATATTGGTCTAGCGAGAAACCAATGACCATAGACGGTGTTAAGTATCGTGTTGGAAAAATGAGTTATGGGGACTACTTTTTAGAACCCTACGGCAAGGGTGGTGGTGAAACAGAGCCGTTTGCCACAGGAACTATATTTCTAAGAGAATCACCAACAGAGAAAGGAACCCTCATAGATGAGGATTCCGCCATACAAAAGGAAATGGCTGTAGAAAAGTCTAAACCAGCACCTAAAAAGATAACAAAGACAGCACAGAAGAAAACAGAAGTTCCAAGTGGTATAATAAGTACGGATGAACCAACTAAACCTACAACCAATAAAGATATTGGGAGAAAACCTAGATCCCGACAACCAGCCGATACTGTACCAGAAAGCCCTACAGAACAAGAGGGAGCTGGAGAGACAGTTGAAGTCAATGGCGAAATCGTGGCACGAGGGGAACGTGAGGGCAGCGATACTGGCGTTGGAATCAGACCTACAACACAGCTAGAGGAATCTTTAGAAGAACTACCGGAAGAAATCCAAACACAAGCAGATGAAGATTGGTTAGAAAACTTTGCCGAAGATGAAGCAAAAAGAGTTGAAGATGTTGCAGAGATAAACAAGAAACTCAAAGAGGGGAAACTAACAAAGGAACAGAAAGAGTTTCTCACTAGATCAAAGGATAAAATAAATAAAGAATCCGCTGATTTAGAAGAAGCGTTTGTAAGTAAGTGGAGAAGAAAAGCAGTTGAGTACAATAAACCTGTAAAACTTACAAAAGTAGACCAAGTAAGCATAAACAAACAGGTAGAGGACTTGGTAGCAGAAAAAGGTAACGGAACGTACACAGATGAGGAAAAGTCCCTTTTGAAGCAGTACACAGGTTCAGGTGGGCTAGAAACAGGTGGTGCAGAGGGTAGGGGGTTACTTGATGAATACTTTACTCCTAAGCCTATTGTTGACTTCATGTGGGACAAGGTTAAAAACTTGCAGTACGGGAAAGATCCCAAGTCAATGTACAAGTATATTACAGGTGGATTAAGTATTCTTGAACCGGCAGCAGGGATAGGTGGTTTCTTTGATGGCAACACCGTTGCAGGACTAAAGACTGCCTATGAGATAAACAAGACTTCAGCAACAATAATTAAAGCACTATACCCACTTGCAAGAGTGAAGAACGTACCATTTGAAAGCAACTTTATAGGAATGAGGGGAGAAAAGATTGCAGTCAAGCCCGAATATGACATAGTAATAGGAAATCCACCATACGGAGAACACAGGGGTAAGTATCTTGGTCTTGGTGAGGAACAAAAGATAGTTAAGTACGAGGAATACTTTATAAAACGTGGGCTTGATGTACTACACAATCAGGGAGTATTAACCTACATAGTACCGTCAGCTTTTCTAAGTGGCGGTACAAACTACGCAAAGTCAGAGATAGCAAAGTTGGGAACTCTTATAGATGCCTATAGACTACCAAACGGAGTGTTTGGTACTACTACAATAGGCACAGACGTTATCTTTATAAGGAAACAACCACTAACCGGAAACACTAACACAAGCGAGGCAAGGTTAATGCAACATGAAAGGGAACTGGAACTAAGCGATAATAACTTCTTTAACGGTACACCCGACAAGGTTCTTGGTGAAATATCAAAGGGAACAGGTAATTATGGAGCAGACGAGGTAAAGGGAACTCTAGAAGCAGCGATAGAAAAGGCTAAGAACCAACCTGTAGAGATACACGACACTATCCCTGCCAAAGAAGTGGCAGAGAACGAACAGGAAATGCGAAAGGAAGTTCAGGAAGCAGAGGAAAAGACCAAAGATGCGACAATACCACCAGTTAAAAGAGTACCGGAAAACCCCGTTATTACTAACGATATAAACAAAAAGGCAATCATTATACCCAATAAAAAAGACACTAAGATGAAACTAAGCGAGGGAGTGTCCGAAGAAGATATGAGTATGTGGAAGAATGTGAACGTAACAGGGGAACTAAACAGCACTTACACAGCAGGGTTTGATCCAAAGACATTTATTAGCAATAAGATGGCAGTAGCAATAGAAGATGGTGTAGCCAAGTACTACCCCAATGTAATGTACTATCAGGGAGACATATACGAGAAGATGGATAATCTTGTTCTATCCAATTCTGCCAAAGAGATAAGCCCTAAGCAGTTTGCTATACAGGAAAAAGGATTAAAAGAGGTACTACCAGCACCGAAGGATATATTTGATATAGAGTTGTCTCCACCGTCAGACTTTGTTAAGGGAATAAGACTAGAGGTAGAGGGAGAGCAACCTACAAGACTTGTGGATATGTTCCACACATATCTTAGGTCTTTACCCTATGACGCTTTTGGAAGTTCTACATCTTGGGAAGTTAGGGGGTATGTAGACGGAAGCGTTGTTAACACAGGAGATAAGATATACAACATTGAGGTCAGACAGCGTAGGAGAGCAGTTGGTAACGCCTTATTTAAGAGATTTGTAAGAGAACAGTTAACACCGGATCAACAGAAATACATAGCCAGTATCTACAATAAGAGTTTCAACTCTTATCATAAGCCCGACTATAAACAAGTTCCTGTAACAGCAGAGATAAACTCTACATTTAACCCGAAGCACAAGTCAGGAAAACACCCACTTGTTGTTAAGGGAGTGCAGAAAGAGGGAGCAGCGTTTCTAACTACCAAAGGAGTAGGACTTCTAGGATATGATGTTGGAGTAGGAAAGACGCTTACATCTATTGTGGCTATAAACGAGGTAATGAAGAAAGGGTGGGCTAAACGACCTTTAGTTATTGTTCCTAACGGAGTGTATCGCAACTGGATAAACGAAATATCAGAAGTTATACCCGATATAAAGATAAACTCACTAATGAACTTGGGAGCAGCATTTAAGGGTGATTTGAAAACATTACAGGTAGAGGAAGGTACTCTATCAATTATTACTTACGATGGTTTAACCAAACTGGGGTTTAAGCCAGAAACCTATGACGAACTAACTAAGGATCTAAAAGATGTTATGTCCGGAGTAAATACCACCAAAAGGAGTGAAGCCAAAGAGGAAGCACAGATAGAGCAACAGATTGGTAGAGCCATAAGAGGTACTACAGGGGATAGATTCTTTGAGGATTTAGGGTTTGACCATATAACCATTGATGAGGTACAGAACTTCAAGAACATCTTTGCAGGTGCGAAGCTGGAAAGAGGTCAGGGAAATGAGTATAGAAACGTAAGAGGCTCAAGTTCAGCTAGGGGTATAAAAGCCTATTTAATGGCACAGTACATTCTAAGAGAGAACAACAACAGAAACGTATTCCTATTGTCAGCTACACCATTTAGCAACTCGCCTTTAGAGATTTACTCCATATTGTCTTTGATGGGTAAGAAACGACTAGAGAACATGGGGTTAAAGAACGTAAACGACTTTATGAGTATGTATATGGAACTCAAACCCACCTTTGTTGTTAAGGCGGATCAGACAGTAAAAGAGGAAGATGTTATAGAGAAGTTCCAAAACCTACAAGAGTTGCAAAAGATTGTTACAGAGTTTATAGACTTTAGAACAGGTGAGGAAGCAGGAGTAGAGAGACCGTCAAGAATAAAAAGAACTATTCAGCTTAATCCTACAGTCTTACAGAACGAGTATGTCCAAGAAGCACAAAAGCTATTTGGTGATAAAAGTGGTGGTGGTGCTATTGTTGCTATAACAGAGTTACAAAACATCACGCTATCCCCATATCTATCACGATACAATACTACAACGCTTACATATAAAGAGTTTGTAGAGAACTCGCCAAAGATTAAGTTCGCAGTAGAAGCAGTAGCACAGACGCATAAGGACAATAAGAACGTAGGACAGGTTATTTATATGCCAAGAGGGGTAGACCATTTCCCACTTCTTGTTGAGTATCTAGTAAAAGAGAAAGGGTTTAAGAGTAGTGAAGTAGCCGTTGTGTCCGGTGGAATGAATATAGACGTAAAGCAGGGCATACAGGACAAGTTCAATAAGGGAGACGTTAAGGTCTTAATAGGCACAGAAGCTATAAAAGAGGGAGTTAACCTACAGGAAAGGTCTACGGACTTATATCATTTACACCTACCTTGGAATCCTACAGATATGTTACAGGTAGAAGGAAGAATATGGAGACAGGGAAACGACTATGCCAATGTCAGAATACACTACCCACTTATAGAAAACTCCGTTGATAGTTTCATATTCCAAAAGCTAGAAACCAAAGAGAAGCGTATTAAAAACCTATGGAGTTACAAGGAAAATGAGATAAACGTGGGAGATTTGGACTTTGAGAACATGAAACTAGACCTTATCACAGATCCAATGATAAGAGTTAGAGCAGAGCATACCTTTGACGCTAAGAAAGAAACACAGAAACTAGAGCAGATAAAGGTAGAAAAAGCCTTTGCAGACCGAAAGATTGAGAAGTTAGCAGAAGCTATCAAAAACCTAAAGTATTCAGAGGAAAGCCTAAAGACTAACGAGGAAATAGCCAAGAAAGATCCGGAATCATACGAAGCCACACACCTAGACTACTACATTAAGTCTGCCAGTAAGTACAAGACAGAGGTTGCAGATTTAAGAGCAGATTTCGCTAAGAAAGGTGTTGATGTAGCCAACCTAGAGGGCAAGTCAAAAGAGTTACAGACACAGATAGACGAGCAACAAAAGGTTATAGAACAACTAGAAACAGACTACGGAGCAAAGCTGGAAGCAGCAAAAGGTGAGGAATACAAAGCTAACGTAAAGCCGAACAACTACTTTGTACTAACAAAAGAGATAGCCAATGAGAACGCTACATTCTTTAAGAAAAGAGCAGGACAAGATGTTGTGAGGGCTGCAAACACCAGCTATACAGCACCAAGTGGTACAGCGGATGTTGGTGGCTATTCAGATATACAAAGTACGTCAAAGATTGTAGCCAACATAAAAGCAGTCGAGTTTCCGGAGATACTAAGACTTACAAAAGAACTTATGGGAGATACCCCAACACTACGGAACTTCAAGAGAGCATTGGGTAAGTTCTATAGCATAGACGGCGGCAAGATGAAGTTTAGCCCTGAAATATGGAAAGAAGCAGGACTAGCTTCAAAGGTACTAGCACACGAACTAGGACACCTAGCCGACTATCTACCAGATAGAACACTGTTGAGGGGAAACATCATAGGTAGAATACATAGCCTTAACAAATATCTAAAGGGTACTTTTGGAGAATCAGAGGTTAAAAACGCAGACATAAGAGCAGAACTAAAGGATTTAAGTCAGGCGTGGAAACCCTTTGATGAGTTGCAAAACCCCAACTTCACAAGTTACAGGTATTCATCTAGGGAACTGTACGCTGATGCAATAAGTGTATTATTTAATGATCCGGCACTGTTGCAGGAACAAGCACCCACCTTTTGGTCGGAATTTTTTGACGGACTAGACAGCAAACCCGAAGTAAAGGACTCATTTAATGACCTATGGAATCTGCTCAATCAGGGAGAGGAAGCAGTATTTAATGCCAGAAACGAGGAAATAGACAAGGCTTATGCTAAAGCGGAGCAGGTATGGGCAACTAAAACGATAGAGAAACAGAAAAGAAAGCTAAATATATTTGAATCACTAAGAACTCTATTTGATGATAGAAACTTTCAGTTAAACAAAAGGGTAAAGCAACAGACTAGAAAAGGAATAAAGGTTGAGGATAGGCTAAACCCCATGTTTGCCTTTGAGGGACTTAACTATTTAGATGGAAAGATAAAAAACTTTGTGGCTGATAACTTCCAACCGGCATATCAAAAGGCAGCGGAAGTATCAGATGGGTGGGCTACACTAGGTAAGATACTGCAAATGGAAAGGACTATTCACGAAAGAGGGGAGTTTGCTAATCCGCTAGGCTATGATCCAAAGACGGCAAAGGATTTCCTTGCGGGTCTACAGAGGAACACACCGGCAGAAGATTGGGTAAAGATACAGGAAGCCAAAGACCTATTCAGAAAAGGTATGGAGTCAGTAGTTAAACTAGCAGAAACAAACGGATACTATAAACCCGAAATGATAGAGACTATGAAGGCTAATCCCGCCTACGCTACATATCAGGTCATAGACTACCTAGACACCTATGTATCAGCTAGTATCAAACATCAGGTGGGAACATTAAAAGAGGTTGCTAACCCAGCTACATCTTCGGTTATGAAAGCAATAGCCACTATGAAAGCTATTGAGTACAACAACGCCAAGAAGTCGGCTGTAGATTTTCAAAGGGACTTCTACAAGGATGAGATAGAGCCGGCTAAGAGTATGTGGACAGGCAAGTTTTGGGAAATAATTGATTCTAAAGACCCCGAACAGGGTACTGTAGTTATTATCAGAAACGGTACACCGGAGGGATTTTATATTAAAAAAGACCTAGCAGAAGTATTTAACCACACCACAAGTCAGTCTCTTATGATGGGTGCAAAGTTATCCCGTTTACTTTCTGGCAGTTCTGTATATAGACCTCTATTCGTCACAATAAACTTGGGTTTTCAAACATTTAACGTACCCAGAGACTTTTGGAGATATTGGAAAAACTTACCCGACTATACATTCAAACGGGCATTGCTCTCTTTGCCGAGAGCAGTGATTAGATATGGACAAGCCCTACCACACGCTGTGCGTGAGCAATTGGGCAAACCCGATGCTCTCATAAAAGAAATGGAGAACTCACAAATACTGGGTTTAACCTTTAATGATATGTTTTCAAACCCCGATGAAAATGAGCAGAGGCAAATAGAGAGGGTTATGCAAAAAGCAGGGGTACTAGATAGTACAAGGAAAAGAAACCTATTAACCCTGTTCTACACAGCCTTTGATATTGTAGCCGGAATAGGTAATACTGTTGAAAGACTACCCAAGATAGCAGGTTACATAGACTTAAAAGGACAAATGCCCGAAGCAGAGTTAGCTTCTTTTATTAGAAACTATCTTGGATCACCTAACTTCAGAACGCAGGGAACGCTTACACCTATAAGCAACAACATCTTCATGTTCTCAAATGCCTATAAAGAGGGTATAAAGTCAGACTTCCAGATAGCCACAAACTACAAAACATCTAGCGGTTACAGTACAAGAAGTAGCTTTTGGTGGAAAACAATGCTAAGAACCATACTACCTAAAGCCATAATGGTTGGTGTGTCTATGGGACTTGCGGGGGATGAGTTAAGGAAACTTCTCGAAGATGCGAGTGAATATGACAAGACCAACTACGACATTATACCTATAGGTAGGGATGAGAACGGTAAAACAATATATCTAAGAGTACCGCAGGATGAGACTGGAAGGATGGTAGGCGGATTCTTTTGGAAGTTATCTCATCTAGCCACCAAAGAGAAGATGACCTTTGCAGATGTATTTCAGGTGGTGGACTTCGGTGCAGGTCAAGTTCCGAACCTTGTGCCGTCTATAACCGGTGCTGGTGCTATATTGACTTATCTTTCAGGTCAGAACCCGTACGATACCTTTAGGGGAAGAAATGTTATACCTGATAAGTATTTCAAAGCTGGAGTTAAAGAGTCAGCCCCTATATTTATAGACTGGTTGTTAAAACAACAAGGTTTAGGGATAGTAATGCCCACATATACTCCAGAGGGAGATCTAACCACGCTTGAAAAGATACTTTACGCACCTATTTCATCTAACATATTGGGGAGATGGATCAAGGTATCCGACTATGGTAGAACAGAGAAACTAAGGGAAATAGAACAGCCGGAGATACAAAAGGCATCACAAAGACAAGTCAGCGAGGAAAAGAATCTAAAGAAAGCTGTAAAAGAATATAGTGCCGGCAGTCAGTCCATAACTAGGAAAAACGAGATCATAGCCCAATTAATTAAAGATGTTGTAGGTGATCCACCATACAAGACAGAGCAGATAACCAAAAGGACTAATCTTATAAAGAAGTTCAATGTATCTATAATAAAACAGAGTGCTTCGCCGGAAGTAATGTCTCTTATCTATGCCAATACCAACGCCCGAAAGGTGGCTTTACTAAACGAGATTAAAAAAGAAATGAGTTCCAGCGAGTTCTCACAGTTAAAGAAAATGCTGTTTGATGAGAAGATAGTTAGTGGAGAGGTATTGGGCGGTTTATAACAAGTAAGGTATAATTAACAATATGGTAATAAATAGATGGGGGGTTGACGAAACCGCTATAAACTTGGCAACAGTTACATCTCAAAAAGCAGTAGACCTAGCAACAGCGACCGCAAAAACAGCAACAGAACTGGCATCCAAAACAGCAGAAACAACAGCCGTTATAAATACTAATATTGAGTGGATGAAACAAAGTTTGGCGGGAATCGAGACAACCTTGAAAGAAATGAACAATATGTTTGTTAACAGAGTAGAGTTCACCGAGGTAGTAAGAGTCCAAGATGACCACGAAAATCGTACAAGAGTAATAGAGCAAAGTATATGGAAATGGATGGGCGTATCTTCTGCTATTGCTACGATATTTACAATTATAATGAGTTTTGTTTTGAAAGTAATAAAGATATGAGAGATTTCACAACATTAAAATATGCCGAAACAGACAAAGGATAAATAAGGTATAATAAGATATGCCAAAACGAGTATGTTTGCAGAGTGGACACGGGGGTATGACGAGTGGTGCTACAGGTGCTTACGGCGAACGTGATTGGACAACTAAGATAGTTCCTCTTGTATCCTCAATACTAAAATCTAAAGGTATAGAAGTGTATGAAACAGATGCTTTTGGTAACAAAGATCCCAAAGTAACCGGAACTGATTGGGACTATTTCCTTGCTATTCACTATGATGCAGATATTTACAATGATCGTGGTGGGTTTTCAGACTATCCCGATAAGTCAGTAGATGCTTCTTATGAAAGATCCAAACAACTAGCACTTGTTTTAGGAGAACGTTTTTTCAAAACTACGGGGATACCCGAAAGACCACAAAGATCCAACGCTAACACCAAGTTCTACTATATGTGGTCAGCTTTATCAGCCAATACCCCATGTGTGCTAATTGAGTGCGGTGTAGGGAACAGAAAACCCGAAGATTACAACATATTAAGAAAGTACGATCTTATTGCAGATGCTCTAGCCGATGGAATACTAGAGGGGTTAGGACTACCAACCGGAAATGAGGTGGAAGCATTGCAGAAAAAGATAGACGAGCTGCTAAACGAAGTTATAGAAATAAGGGCTTCAAGAGACAGGTGGAAACTAAGGGCATCCGAACTGGAAGCAGAAATCATAAAAGATGCTCGATCTTCAACCGAACATATCAAAAATCTTCAATCTACGGTGGCTGAACAGGCAAACCAGATTGTAAGCATGAACGAGACAGTACAACAGTCGGCTTTAGAAAACAAACGTATCCTAGACGATTCTACAGCGTTACGCAAAGAACTGGTTGATTTGACAGCCTCAAAAGATACCGAGTTAAAGCAATTACGCAAGAGTTGGGACTTGGAGAGGGCTAGAGCCGAGAAAGCAGAGCAAACTATAAGAGATTTGAAAGAAAAGATGAAACAGAACTTAAAAGGTTATAACAAATGGGAGAGATTATTTAGTTTGTTCAAATAAAAGGTAAAAGGGGGGTGTTAAAAAATGAATATAATGACCAAACAAAAAGTAAGTCCCAGAGGCAAACTTAACAAAGCCGACCTAAGAAAACTAGGGGTAAATATACTCAAGTTTACAGCTCCAGCACTAGCCGCCTTTTTCGGTCAGTTAGCGTTAGGTGTCGAATGGAAGCCCGCCTTGCTGTTTGCTTCTTATATCTTTTACGCATTGTTGCAGGATTTCCTTAGTAAGCTAAATACAGCGGTATAATTATTTTAGCGTTAGTGCTTGGAAGATAAACTGTTGGGGATAGCATCTGTACCCTGTTGTACCCCACTGTACCCCAGCAGTTTGTTTTTCAAATATATCCCCACAGAATCCAATATCAAACTTATCCCCGTATTGTTCTTCTACATAGGGTTCGGAATAATCATGATCCCATCCCCTAATATTGAGATACTCATTCACAGCCCATTGTCCTAAACATCCCTTTACGTTTTTATGTTCTCCACCATCGTTTGTTTTTCTACCTTTATTCTCCTTGTCCAGAAGTGGCGCAACACGCCTAGCCCAAGCAAATCTCTCCGGTGGAACATGGATAACGATTATGTCGTTTAGTTGATAGGGATATTCCGTTACTTTCAATATTCTTGTCATATGTAGATACTATACACCCAATCGTGTTATCGTGCAAGAATATATCAACCTGCGTTGTAGTATTCGATGAAATAAGCCGTAGAACCAACAACACCATTGAAATAGTCCAATGGTGGTTTGTGGTATCACTATTTTTAGAGTGATAAACTAGTCATACTTCAAATGATAAATACATTATACACCAACAAATCAATAGAAAACAACCACACACTTTAATCGGTGTGTTTTTTGTTGTCTTGAAGTTTAGATAGTCGGTAAGTATGGGTTTTGATCAAACGCCCACTTTTTAGATACTTACCAACTACTTGAACTAACAAGGCACACCACAGCCCTTAGCTAAGTAGCGAGGAACGGCTGAATCATGGTGGGTAGGAAACTACCGGAAGTCGCTACACACACGGATACCGTAAAAGGATTTAGGTGTTGCTATAAAAAGTCGGAACTAATTAGCCGACTATAAACGAATGACATTTGCAAATGTAAAACCCGACAACGGGTAGCTGAAGTATTGCTTGGAATCACCGTAATTAAACACAGTGAAACCTTGCAGGAAGTAGCTCCAGCCGTGTCCGTAAAGGATTCAAGTTAAGTTACCCTAAGTTAAAACTCTATCATAATGAATACAAAAGACTTAATTGAAATACTAAAAATGGTAGACCTTTATCTTTACGCCGGAGATAGGGAGAATGCGCACCTTATCATTGTAAGACTGCTAGAAAAGTTGGCGAAATCTTAAATGTTGGGGTAACTGCACAGCCGTACTACAAGAGACTGATTGTAATAATGTGTCTATGTTCTCTACGAGATTAACAGTCACCCGTAAATAATTGTCCTACGCAGTAACTGTATTTGCAAGCGTTATCTAATAGTAGACAAGATACTACATATGTAGTATCATCTCCCCATATGGGACAAATACCTTTACCAGAAACAAAAAGAGACACAGCCTTAATTAAAGACTACCTGAAGAAAAACAGGGGTGAATGGAGTTATTCCATTTCCCAACTAGGTGTTAGATACGCAAGAATAGAGGGAGATAAACTCATTCCCCTTACTGCTACAAGGATTCATCAGATCCTTAATAAGCATGGAATAGAGAAGAATCGTATTCCAAGAACTGCTTAACTTACCCCATTGACAAGGTACTGCACATCTTGTATATTTGTATAAGTACAAAGTTTTGAAAGGGTGTTATATGACAGAAACAACCAAAAAAGTACCGGCTGCCACCAGTACAAAAGTATCTAAGTTAGCTGATATTCAGCTAAAGTTAAAAGCTCCTAAGAGCCAGTTTAATAAGTTTGCAAACTTCAACTATAGAAGTTGTGAGGATATTTTAGAATCAGTTAAACCTCTACTTGGGGAATACTCTTTAATACTCACAGATAATATAGTTCAACTTGGAGATAGGTATTACGTTAAAGCTACAGCACAGTTGCACGATGTTAATGGAAGCATAGTTAGTTCTTCCGAAGCGTATGCAAGAGAAGCCGATGTTAAGACCGGAATGGATGCCGCACAGATCACCGGAGCAGCTTCAAGCTACGCTAGAAAGTATGCCTTAAACGGATTGTTCTTAATTGACGATACTAAAGATGCCGATACTCAAGACAATTCTATGAAGGAAGTAGCAAAACCAGCAGCAACTCCTAGAGTTCCTGCAACTCCAACTACACCAAAGACTCCTACAGCTCCTACAACTACTTCCAACTATCCGGCTTCTGTTAATCAGTTGGCTTGGGTAGACAAGATACTAAAGGGTAGAGGAGAAAGGGATCAGATAACAGACGCACAGTTAAATAAACTAAGTTCAAGAGATGCTTCTGCTTTCATTAGTGGAAAGTTAAAGAGTGAGGAGTTATTCAAGGTACTTGGAGTTGTCTATAAAGAAGAACCTAAGAAAGACGAGTTAGATCTTAGCTTTGACAGCCTAGTTGACGAAGTGGAAGGGAAAAAAAAATGAGGAAACCAACACTGCCTAACCCAAGCGGATTAGTTTTGTTACAGGGCTACTTTGACAGAGGTTTACTTACAGAATCAGAGTTACAAAGGTTAAGGATGAAAGCATTAGGAACAAATGCTTACACCGGAAAGGTTAGACATGAAAGCAATTGAAGAATACCAGTTTATAAGAAACCTACTAAAAGATAATAGGGTAGAGGAAGCAAAGGATATAGCCCCGTCAGTGTTGGATTTGAGGAGAATCTACACCTCCGCTAATTACGAACAGTATAAAAGATTTTGCTCCACCGGATTGCTTGGAACGGAAGAATATGATCTTTTACCTTACGAAAAATACAAAGAAGAACCGAAAGATCTTTATATTAGTTCGGATTTACAAGTAACCGCAACATTAGTTGCTTCGGGTATGAAAATGATTGATCTAAAAGTCATAGATGGTAAAGGACATTTCATATTAAGTAACAAGGCAAAATCCATTACCTTAGCTACCCCAGAGCTAAATCCTAACGAGATGGCGGAAATAATGAATCTTCAGGGAATCAATCTTAACGCTGTATTTACTCCACTAGATGAGAGAAATGCTCCGGTGTATAAAGTAGATAAGGAGTTGGAAACAAAGACACCGTCAAACAGGTTAAGAGCAACACTATGGAGATTATGGGAACAAGAGGGTTCAAAGGGAGACTTTGACCAAGAGTTTTACAATATGAATAAGTTTATAGAGGTAGTGAAGGAGAAACTAGAATGAAAACAAACTTAGAAACATTAGAAAAAGAATATTATAAGATGGTTGACGGATATGTTACTAAAGCAGAAGGTTTGAAATGGATCAAATCCAAAGTTCAAGAAAGCTACGACATGGGGTGGAACGACCGTACAAAAGATTATGCGAAACTAAACGTCACACCAGACGCTAAAGAAGAAAAGATTGAAAGATGCTGTGCAAATGGCAATTTTGGACAAGATCATGACTGCTTGAAACGTGAACCCAGGGGCGAAACAATAAAGCAAAGTTCGCCCAAAGTTCCTGAACAGGAAATACCTAAACCTAACGGCACGGTAGATAAAACCTCTACGATTAGTCGCCAACCGCAAGGCG